GCAATTTTTGGTAAAGGCATAATCTATAATATTCAGATCGTATATTTATATATAACAGTTTTTATCGGCTTAGTAAAGAACCTGCCAATCCTCCAGCAAAATCTCCTAAGAAATCATTACCTGTTAATCTATCCACAGCACGATCAACTAGACCACCAACAAAGGATGCAGTATTAAACTGTGCCATACCAAAAGGATTAAGTATGGGATCATTGGCATCTGGATCTGATGGTCTTGCAGTATATCGAGAGTAAGTAAATGACACGTTACATTTTAAAAGAGATGATGATTCATAACTCACTGGCATTGATGAAATTGATAGTGGATACGCATTAACGAAAGTATATGTTAATGGTATTGCTTTTCTAATTCTATCAGCACTACCTCTCTTTGCTTCTAAATTTTTCTCAAACTTTGTAATTTCAAGTTGACCCTTATACATGTTTGGGAATCTCATTCTATAATGATACTCTTCACTATGAGTATCTCCTCTTTCATTTGTGATATATGACATCCATGCTTCAAAATATCTGATAGGTAGATACTCTACAGCATCACAGTAAAATGTAAGATCAATACGATCATCAAATATTCTACGGTGAACATGCCTCTCAGTAACACCAGTGAAATCATTTGTTAATTCAGTAGTTGCTAAATTAGATCCAGGTAATGATGTCTCTGAACACATTAAATTTAATTTATCTTTTGACTCGGAAGGTAAACCTCTACCATTCAATCCTATAATACCTTGTCGTTTTAAGTACCCAACAAAACTCCCACTCACATCTCCCTGTTGTCTAGGATCTCCAATCATTACTTGGAAATGAGACGTAGTAGCAGGATTTAATAACTTAGCCTTAACTTCTGAGAGTGATCTTGAACGTGGTCTTGGTGATGCCATTTATAAATACTATTTGACCTTATATATTATGTATGCAAGATAATGGCAGAAAGTATTAAGAGTCGGTATAAACCAAAGAATCCACAAAAATATCAAGGTAATCCCAACAATATTATCTGTCGTAGTAGTTGGGAAAGAAAGTTTTGTGTATGGTGTGATGTAAATAAGAATATAATATCTTGGGCCTCAGAAGAGATGAGTATTCCATACCTTTCACCAAAAGATAATCGTGTGCATCGTTACTATCCAGATTACTTAATCAAAGTAAAAGAAAAGAATAATAAAATTTCAAGTTATGTAATTGAAGTGAAACCAAAGAAGCAAACTCAACCTCCTAAGAAAAGATCTAGAGTAACTAAATCATATATCTATGAGTGTCAAACATATGCTATCAACCAAGCAAAATGGAAAGCAGCAAATGAATTCTGCAAAGATAATAAAATTGAATTTAAAATCATCACCGAAGACGAGTTAGGAATCAAATGAGTAGACTAGAAGGAAACGGTATAAACAATCCAACCAACGATCCTGAAGATATGATGTTGGAAATAATGGATACATTGAAGGATACTGTAACACCTATTCCAGATGTAGGAATGTATTGCACCTTTGTATATAATGCTAAGACTCCTGGATATCAATACGATCAACATCCTCTAGTCGCAGTCACAGATATATTCTCTTGGGGATTCCGTGGTCTCAATTTTCATTGGCAAAAACCAAGGAATTATACATGGTCTGAACTAGCAGGGCAAGTATATATTGTTCAATATGATGAACTTGATGAACTCCTCGCAATACCCTATGCAAAATTCATCCTAAATAAATAAAAAGTCTCATAAATGGCAAACTATGCAAACAGTCCTAGTTGGGTGAGAACATATATTAATGACGACGGAACTGAATATCAAATAGCATATAGAACAAAGACCACATGGAGTGTTGGTGCAGGTGGAGCCCCTTCTTCAGGTTCCTTTGTAACTAATTTACAAGTGGATCGTGTTGCAATAGACGCTGGCATCACAGGTGGTGGCACTAATGCAACATGGACTACTGGAGCAACAAGAGGAATAGGAGCTAGTGGTGCATGGGAAAGAAAATATCTAGATACAACTCAAACAAATTTAGGTTTCGTATTACCTGATAAAGGATGGTCAGATCTAAACAATAGAAAAAGTAACTTCGGTGCTCAAGTTAATAATAATGCAGCAGTTTCAATAGCAAAATATTTTATCACACTTGGATTCGGTAAAGGTGGTGGGCTTGGTAGTCAAGCAGGTGCAATGAGAGAGATATCTAAGAGTCAAGGTTCAGGTAATCAAGGGAATCCAACTGATGCAGGTGAAGCAGGTAATCGTTTTGCAATAAAATCTCTTCCTGAAGAAGATTCAGCAAGAAAAAAACAAAGAGATAAGTATCAATCATCATTTACATACTTCTATCCAGTAGCACTCAAAAGAAATTATACTCAGGATAAGTTATCAATATCTGTATTAAAATATAAAGCAAGAGAAATAACAAATACTTATAAAATACAAAGTCGTGAGAAAAGTCACGGTGGTGCAGCAAGAAAAATTTTAGGAACATGCATACTACCTGCTCCTGGTGGTATTGGCGATCAACATTCATGTAGTTGGGGCCCTGATAACATGGATCCAGCATCTCTTGCAATCGCTAATGCAACCTTCGAAGCATTGTCAAAACCTGGTGGTGTTAATGAAAAGGCTTCAGAGATGATAGATAGAGTTAAAAAAGCAGGTGCAGATATTAAAAGTGATCCAGATATATCAAAAGCATTAGCAGCAATGTTTACCAAACAAGCAACTGGTATGTCTGGTAATATATTAACAAGAAAAACTGGTAATATTCAAAACCCAAATATGGAGTTGTTATTTAATTCACCAACTCTCAGACCATTTGCATTTACATATAGAATGAGCCCTAGAAATAGAGAAGAAAGTATAATGGTAAAGAGAATCATTAGAATGTTTAAACAATCAATGATGCCTTCTCAATCACCAAGTGGATTATTCTTAGAGTCACCTAATACATATAAATTAAAGTTCTTGAATGGTAATAGAGGAGAGCATGATTTCCTACCAAAAATAAAAGAGTGTGCTCTTACATCATTCAACGTTAACTATACTCCTGATGGTAACTATGCCACCTATGAGGATAGTTCAATGGTAGCATATGAAGTTCAGTTTGGTTTCCAAGAACTAGAACCAATCTTCAACCAAGATTATGGTGCTCTTGATGGTAATACAGATCAATCTATAGGTTACTAATATGTCAAAACCATACTTCCGCAACATACCTAAGTTTGAATATGTCAATCGAACAAAAGATGGTCAATTTATTTCAAACTATACTGAAGTAAAGAACTTCTTTAAGAGAGGTAAATTAAGAGAGGATATATTCCAAGACTTAACTATCTTTGAAAAATATAATATCAAAGGTGATGATAGACCAGACAATGTTGCTAATGAAATGTATGGCGACGCTTCTTTAGACTGGATAGTTTTATTATCAAACAACGTAGTGAATGTTCATAATGAATGGCCTATGCCACAACAATCATTCGAAATATATCTATTGGATAAGTATGTAACACTTGAGAAACTTGACGAGATTCATCACTACGAATCAAATGAAGTTAAGGATAGCACTGGAGTAATTATATTTCCTAAAGGTATTAAAGTTGGTGCAGGTCAGAGTGTAAGTTACCATGAACCTATGACAGATGAACAGAAAACAGTCAACCCTATATCTAAAGCAGTTACCAACTATCAATATGAAGAGCAATTGAACAATGATAAGAGACGTATCTTCCTACTTAAACCAAGTTTCCTTAATGTTGTCTTTGATGATCTAGAAGAAATGATGGAATACAAAGAAGGATCCACTCAGTATGTGAGTGAATCCTTGAAACGTGCTGATAATATTAGACTATATGAGTAACTAACTTTCTGCTAACTGCTGAAAGTAAGACAAGGCATCATCCTCATCTGAATCTACTTTGGTAGATGCAGTAGGAGCAGTCGCTGCTTCAACTTGTCTTGTAGCAACGCTACGTGCGTCGTCTTCTACCTCAACTTCTTCATCTAAACGTGCTCTTTGAGCAGGTCTCTGACCAAGAACATACTTAAGACGCTTCTCAAGATCTTCATAAGACTTGAACTGATCCGCAGCAGTTATAGATGTAAGAGAATACTCCTTCTTCCATACTGCTTCTAATGCATCATCATCGGTAAGCAATGGTGCTACAGAATCAAACTCAGAACTATCATAGTTCCAGAACCCTGCAACTTTCTTTATCTTCAACTTGAAGTTTGCACCCTGCCAGAAATCAAACGGATTGATTGCTGTCTCATCTTCAAACTCAGGTTGCATTGCTTCCATAACCTTATCAAAGATCTTCTTACCATATTTGAATAAGAATACTTTACCCTCATTCTGAGGATTGGTAGGATCTTTTACAACATAGATGTTGCTGTAGTAGGATAACTTACGTTTCTGTTTACGAACAGTATCTTTATCAGACTCATTGCCACTGTTCCAAAGAGTGCGGTTGTAATCTGAGACTGGATCTTTACCACCACTTGTGGTTAAAGAGTTCTCAATATACCAACCACCAGGCCCTTGGAAGGCATGAGAGTATAGTTTTGCCCACGGAATTTCTTCTGCATCTGGTGCAGGTAGGAATCGGATAACAGCATAACCGTTTCCTGTTTTATCTAGTTCAGGTTTCCAAAGGCGGTCATCTCCACCTCCAGAATTATTAACCTTCTCTACTTCTTTGACTAACTTAGCAGTCAGTGAACCTAAGTTCGACTGCTTCTTTAGACTTGCGAAAGACATTCGGATTTCCTCGGATTAATTGGATTTGGCTTGTGTAACTTTGTTATTTTAGGATTAGTTTTGGGGGATGTCAAGTTGAGACTTCATTAAGTCAACCATCTGTGACATTTGATTAAACATAGTACTGATGTCAACATTTTTAGGGAGACCCATGATAGAAGCAGACTCTATGATTTCATCTTTCATTTTCTTAGCATCAGGATCATCAGATAAACTCAATCTAGCATAGACAATTTTTTGCTTATCGATAAGTTTTGACAACTGTTCAATGTGAAATAACTTTTCCGAATCATTAAGATAAGGAAACTTCATGACATCATTATAAACTTCTTCTTGAAGTTCATGAATCTCTGCCATTTCTGCTCTTACTATTTCTGAGTCAAAGAAACTCATTCACCTTCCTCATTATCAACGACTTCAACTGTTCCAGTTGGAGCCTCTTCTTTACTACCTTCAATTTGTTCTAGTACATCAATTGCACCAATCAATTTCAAACGTGTAGTAGCAAGACGTTCATATTCTTCACTCACAGTTTTCAATTGCTCTTTTAAATTTCCAAGAACTTCACTGTTTTCAAGAGTCATGGATGACAACCTCCTTTAGTATGTTTTTATAACGGGATACATCAATATTTAGGAATGGTGAATATTTTCTCACCCTTCTACTGACGGTTTCCCACACTGGATCCTTTAACTTTTTATCAAAGTTTTTAGTATACCCAAATATTATATCATAGATCACCAAACTTTCAAGGCTTAAGTTACCACCTAGAAACTTTTTAAGAACTATGGGATGACCTTTATTGCAATTGAATGCATCATCAACCTTATTATCTGCAAACAACTTCTCAGATTCTTCTTTAAAAATATATGACAATGACTGAACCTTCTTCTGCCAATCTTGATATCTAACTTCCCCTTCTTTAATCATCTCACCTATCCACAATGACTCTGGATCAGAACAGGATGTAAAGTTAGCAACAAAAAATTCTTCTACTTCCTTATCACTCTTCTGTCTTGCAAACTTTTCAAACCAGAACCTATCCTTTCTCTTATAAAAGGCTTGCTGAGTTGCTCTAGTCTTACCATGATACTTTATATAATCATAGTTATCTTTCGTGAAGTGATTCTTCATCGCAAGGTAGCATTTATAAGCATCAAATGGCATCATCTTCCTCTTCAGCATCTAGTTCTGTAATAGCATCTACAGGAACCTCTGCTGCTCCTATGCGATACCAATGCACATCATCACCTGTCTTATAACTTGGTCGCTCACCAAGATACTCAAGGTCAGGGAACGTATGATCCCGTAACATTGCTTGGAGTCTCCAATGTATCAATTCACCTTTGGTAGGCATTATAAAAAAGTAATAGTGTAATTTTTTTGGTGGAATTTTTTTCCCACATTTATGGAATTAAAAAACCAATTTAGCCCGTGAAGTTCTCTTCAAAAAGTTTAACTCTTGTGCTTCGTATTTAATTTTTTCTTTAAGAGGTTTAGAAATAAGTTTAGGAACTGATTCCAAATCTATTGCATTGAGTTCACAGAAAGAAACTATAGCATCAATGTAGTTCATACCAGTGTGGGTTTGAACCATGCTTTCTATTTCTTGTGCAAATCTTGCAGGGCAAAAGAATTTATCTTTCAGTGCCTGTTCTAATTCAGTTTTCTCCATTCTTCTCCCCAGTATTGTGAGATACAAATTCTTTTATGTAACGTACTAATAGCTTAATATAATCGCCTTTATTCCTTTTGTCAAATACTTTTACATCACCACCAGGTGTAACCATGATAGTAATTAGTTTT